GCTAACTCTAAACACTTGTTTTTAGCCTTAGCTATTCCAACATTTTGCTCAAACCGGTAATCAGATTTTACTGGAGTTATAGATGCATCATCAACTACAAAAATTGTAGCGTTGCTTGGCAAATACTTTTCCCATTCTCTTAATGTTTCTTCAAATACTTCTTTCCGGTTGTGAGTTGTTATGCAGACTGCGATTGTTTCCATTCTAAGAATCTTGGATGATCTGAAAATAAATTTTGATTATATTTTTGATTAAATAATTCTAGCTTAGACCACATTAAATCATTTCTATCATTAATGTTTCTTTGCTTTAATGTTTGGCTACCCAAATGATTTACTTTAGCCGAAGGAACCAACATTGGAGGCATATCAATTTTCTTTAACTGCTCAATTAATGAATTGTCAGCAAACCAAAAATCAAAATCCTCATCAAGGCCACCAATTTCTTTGTACAATGACCTTTTCATCATAAATGCCCAACCTGATAAGTTTCTTCCGCATTCCCATCCTTTTTCATTTTCTGTGACATCCTTTTGTCTAAAGTCAGCCATTGCAATAGGACTAACAATAGGATAGTCAGCAGCTAACAAACCATGCAACCAGCCATTTTTAAATATCAAGTCATTGTTACAAAACATGACCCAAGGAGCATTACCTTTAATTGCACCAAAATTTAAAAATTTGTTATAGTTAAATTTTAAATGAGGATTGTATGTCGCTGCATTTTTATAAAACAAATTAGTTTTTTCTTCTACAACAATACAATTGACTTCCAGTCCATTTGCTGCTTGTATGCAACTATCAATCGCTTGCTGAGTCATTCTTGACCCCATTTTTGTAGCGTTTGAAATAAACACTACGTCTACTATTGGATTCATATTACCTTTCCGTTTATTTCTTATGTTGGGAATATACTCTTGAGCAACGGTTGTTAAATCGCTATAATCGTAATGGTAAAGAACTTTATTAATTTTAAACTCTGACTTTAAATGAGGTTTTAAAATCTTTGCATAAGCAGCATCCTCAGCTCTAGGTAAACTTGGAAAAGAAACCTTTGTAGAAACTTCTTTTTTAATTACTGGGATGTGATTTGGCAATCTATAATATGCTTCCTCTGTATTGTAGTCGTTAGGAAAATCTTTAGAATAGTAACAGATTTTAGGATTGTTCCCATTTAGGGAAACAGAAACCTCAAATACAATTGAATCTGCATCTGAATCAATTGCATCTAAAATAGTTAAAATGTAATCAGGCTCAATACGATCATCACAATCAACAAAAGAAATGTATTTTCCGCTTGCCATGCTTATCATAAGATTTCTCTTATCCCCTAGCATAATGGTTTTATTGTCGATTAAATAAATAATCTCAATTTGTTTTTGTTTATCAGCATCCAAAGCTTCTAGTTGACCATAGAGCATTTCTAAAGATTTAGGCAAAAAAGTATTTCTTCTTTCAGATACTGAAGGAATCAAAATGGATAATTTAATATCGCTCATAAATTGTCGTAATTATATTTCGCCACAAGGCTTACAATTTTTCTTAAAGAACATTTCGCATTCGGTTCCATCTTGATTGCACGGCTCCTTGATAAAGTAAATTTGTTTCTCGCTAGCCTTTGAAAGGTAGCGCTGGCAAGTATTTTTAATCTTACATACTTGAGGCTTACACATTGTAAATTCTGCCATATCCTATAATTTATTTTTAAAGTAAGTGATTTATAAGGTTTTAAACAAAAAAAGGCGGGAAAATTCCCGCCCTTTTACACTAAACACAAACACAAAACACTATTAAGTAGTTTCAAGGATAGCCTTTGCAGCTGCAAAAGTTCCTTTAACCAATACTGGAGTATCGTTAGCAGAGATAAACTGCACCAAACGCTGCTCAATTCTTACAGTCTTCAAGTTGTCGATGAAGTCATCGCCAGACTCTCCAATAGCTACCTGCAAACCGCTTCTCAAACGAACGTTGATTGTTGAAAGATCACCACCTACGAAGTTAGCAGCAGTTCCAGTCAAAGCATTAGTTGGGATAATGTTTACTCCCCAAGCAGTAATTCCACCTTGAGCGTTGAAAGTAACGCCAGCTGGCAAGATATATTGCTTTTCTGCATCCTTCTCAGAAAGCATCAAGTGATATTGTCCAGTCTCAACGAATACGCCAGTAGCAGTTCCGTTTGCAGCTCTTACTTGAGCGATGATTCCGTGAATAACATCCCAGTTAGTAGCAGACTCAACACCACCAGCCATAGAACCACCAGTAAAGGTAGTAGACTTAGAAAGCAATCCAGCAAGCTGAGGAGATGTTCCGTTACCAGTAAACAATTGGTTTTCGATTACAGTCTCAACACGCTTAACTCCATTGGATTGGATGTAAGAAGCCAAGTAAGCGGCATCTTCCAACATTTCCATAGAAACCTTCATGTGAACACCAATCTTTTCAACCTTAGCTCTCTGCTCTTTGTATTGAACATCAAGTTGGGTTTTCTCAACACCTTCGCCAATCATTACTGGAGTTCCCTCCTGGTCGTACTCTTCTACCCATACTGCATACTGAGTTCCGATTGCTCCTACGCTTGCGTTAGCAAGGTAAACCAACAAACGCTGACGGATAGGAGAAACAACACCTGTAAACTCAGAGATTGTAACTTGTCCTGAAGACGCTTCGTTAGCGATTGTAGAAGCTAGAGTAATAGTTCCAACTGCTTTCTCGTTGATTTCGAATACCAAAGGAGCCTTTAGACGAGCGTTAGGCTCAGACTTTAGACGCTCGATTTCAGCTTTAACAGGAGCGTAAGCCTTCATAAAAGCGGTTTTGAAATCTTCAGCGCTTACTTCTTTGTCTACTGCATTCTTTTGCATTGCAATGTCCAACTTATCAAGTTGCTTTTGCATTTCTGCTGCCTCTTCTTTGGTTACTACACCATTAAAAGACTTTAATAGGCTTTCAGCCTTTTCGAAAGCCTCGTTAGCTTTTACTTCTGCATTTGCTGCTTTAGCCTTTAGAGCCTCACCAGCTTCTGCAATGACTGCCTTTACGGCGTCGATTGTTAGATTTTCCATGATTCAAATTGTTTTTTAAGTTCGTTAATTGTTATTATTTCGACCTCCTCGGCTTTCTTAATTTCCAAAGTAGCATCTGCTGGCTTTAGAAACTCCAAAAGTGATTTAAGTTGATTTTCTAGTTTTTCAAGGGTTTCATCTGTTGCGTCAGATGTCTTTACAAACTTCTCAAGTCTGCTAAGATATTCGAATGCATCCGACTCGCTTTTTAGGTCAATAAATGTGGTCTCAGGATTAGCACCCAAGAATTGAACGGCAGAACCCTCATACATCATTACCTCTTTAATTAGGTTTGCTTTAGCATCCTGGTCGAACTGTTCTTTAATAGTTCTAAATCCAAATGAATGCTGGTTAATTAGTTCGCTCTCAATCATCTTCTGAAAGTCTTGTCCAGCAGCATGAGAGCCAATCTTTGCCTCGTAACGTAATCCTTTATTGTCTTCGTAAAGATTAGTGATTTTTGCGACAACCTTGTTTTTATCGTGATCTAGTAAATACTTTATAAGCTGCTTTCCTTGTGGCCCACGTTCCATTACTGTCTTAGTAAACGCACCAGCTTCGATAACGTCACCATCAAGGTCTTTGTTGCCAAAAACGGCAAAGTAACCGGAAACAATACCTTGTTTCATGTCGCTATCTGTAAAGCCTTGGTTTAATCCTTTTTTTACGAAACCCATATCTTTATCTTCTTTTATCTCACCTAATTCTCTCAATTTATTTCTGCTCCATCCTAAAGCAGCCTTACCACCCCAAGCGTCATACATAAGCAATCCGCAACCATCTGAATAAGATGTGGAGGCTTGTAAGTCAACCTCGTGACGGCTCAAATACGAATACATTCTTTTAATCGTATCAACCGAAACAGGCTCGCCATTTGCAAGCTGGTTGGCTCGTTGTTTGCCTACTGGCGTACCGCAAGGCCCCCAACCATTCTCCTCAACATATTTCAAAACCCTTCTAGCGTTATTTCTAACTGACTGAGGATAATCGGAATATGATTGCTCGGCTTTATCTAGCATTGCTTATTCGTTTAAACAAATATACAAAGAAAAAAAATTAGGAAACAAAAGGTCATTAAATCACAAAGCTTTGAGGAAAGTTTCTTCGTGCATAAGCTTCTGAAACATAAACAACAACGCAACTACAATTAATAGTCTGTGCGGCTCCTCCGTTTTGATCTCCAGGTTTATCCATCAAAACCTCAACTCCTTTAGTGGTAAATACAAAAAATTGATCTGCTCTTATTGGTTTGTCTTGTGCTAATATGTGCTGAAGTCTAGGTTCTCTTGTTCCTCCATGAATCCAAATCTTCCAAAGTTGAGTTCCAGTTTGATTTGCCCAATCATTAGATGATTTTTTTTTGCCTTCATTATAGGCTCTAGTTGATTCAGTTCTAGCAATTGCTCTTGCACGTTTAACATCTGGAATTATCTCAAGTAAAAGCCTTTCGATTTGAAAAGGGTTTAATCCATCCTCGATACCTTGAGCAATAATTTCATTTACTTTTTTTTGAGTTGTGTTGGTTACATCTAAAATAAGTTGACCAAGGTTTTGTAAAACCCAATCCTTAATCCACTCTTTCCAAGTATTTAAAAAGAAATTGTCGGGAATAAATGCTTTTTCTAAGTTGTCTTGTCTTATTCTGTTAAACTCTTTTGTTGCAGAATCTACAAAGACAGTCTGATAAAACTTAATGTAAGCCTCTTGCATTGGCAACAAAGGGACAACAGGCTTTGCTTGTAACTTTAGTGCTTCTGTAAATATTTTAACTCCAAGGCGCTCATATTTCTTTAGGTCCGCTTGCGATGACCTTCTAACCTTAGAATAATTTATTTTCTTCATTTCTTATGATGGAAAATCTACAAAGTCCGTTGCAGCATTTCCTAAAGCTTCCTCACTTGGAATTACGTTGCTAGGAATCCAATGCACATCCATTGCTGGGTCTTCGCTTGCGTGCCAGTTTAGTAGGCTTCTAACCTCGTTACCAGTAAAGTAAGGTGACTTGCCATAGGTGTCAAGAATTACCTTTACATCGGGTTGCAATTCGCTAAAGCTAGAAATATCAAAGTCGATAACGTAATCCATGCCATAAGACTTGCCAAGCCATTGAGTAAACTTCTCCTCAATCATTTGAAGCTGCGGCATAATTACGTCAGTAACCAAAGCCTTTTGGGCGCCTTCTAAGTTGGCATAAGTAGCGTTAGAAGTAAATAATACTGGATTAACTCCCCAAAGACCGCAAAGGGTTTGCAAGTCCATGTTTTGAGAATTAATGATATCCATTGCAACTGGAGACAATCCGATTGCATCGTAACGCAAAGGAATAGAAGAGGCAACGATTTTATTAATGTTTTTATTGCCATTAATACGTTCGTCAATTCTTTCATCCATTTTTGCCCTTTGATCAGGCGATGGCCAAAACTCAGGGTTTGTAATGTTAGGAGAGATAATACCTTTTGCTCCTCCGTTTTGGAAAGTCTTTTGCTTTGCTTCGGTCGCTTCGTTGTTTGCTTGCAAGGTCTTTAAACCAGCCAATAGGGGAGGCATACCTCTAAGTTGTGCGCCGTTCAAATCCCAAGTAAGGTTTGTGGTTTTGATGTGCAATACTTGGTCTGCTGGTATCTCAATGTTTTGGTCGCCAATAATCAATTTGTAGCCTCTCACAGGCTCAAACAAATTACCAGCTACAATTTCCACATAGTTTGACGGCATTACGTACATCTCCTTAATCTTGCCCTTATTTGGTCCTTCAGCTGGAGAAAAGCCATAAACAAATATTTCTCCGCTAGTATTGTACCAGGTTAGCATGGAATCAAGAAACTCAGACCAAGTTTGCATTGGATTAGGGTTTTTGATTAGCTGGTTTACTGGATCAGAATAGTTAACGTCTTCTAATTCCTTTTTTCTAAAATATAAGCTTTGGATTCTGTTAAGTTCTTTGGCGCTATACTTTCCTCCTCTGTATTTCTTAGTCGCTTCAGTTTCTTTATAAACATAAGTAGGGCATTGCTTGCCCTTCTCTGCTATTTTTCGAATAATTGAATAAACTAAAGCGTTTCCCTTGTAACCTTGGTCAATAAAAGTTTGCTGGTTTGAGTCATACCAAACAACAAGAGTCGAAGCCGTAAATTGGCCGTAGAGGATTTGATTGAGCAGATTTACATCAGGATAAGTCTTGGTTGGCATGACTTGTGGCGTGATGTAATTCTGAAGAGCCTTTAATAGCATAGCATATTCGTTTTAACAAATATACCTATTTATTTTTTTCTAAAAATGTAGTTCCATAAAACCAAATTACAAGCATGGAAGCTCTTGCTACCCAATGCCATGTAAGCGGATTAAAATCTAAAGTTATAAATGCAATCAGCACGTATGTGATAAACATTAGAATAATCGCTGCAATTGTTTCTTTGCTCATATTGAAAAGGTAAATTTTGAACCCAAAAGTAATTCGGTAAATCCCCAAACAAGCGCATCTACTCGGTCAGGTGACTTGCCTTTATCAGGATCAAATGTAATCATTTGATTTTCAAGGATTGGAAATTGACCAATGTGATAAATTTTATTTTGCTCATAAAGTGAATAGATAGGCTCAGCTCTAACGTATTTACCCTTAGTTGCATTTACGAGTTTTATTCTTGCGGTCGTGTTTTGCGACCTCAAAACGCTTTCAACCATATCTCCTCCCATGTTTTTCTCTGCAACTATGCAATCGGCGTTCCATCGTTCAAATGCTTTAACTGCAACTGATGCCCATTGGCTAGGGGAGTATTTACCGCTAAGGTCTTCCAAAACGTAACCGTTTCCATTTGAATCTTTAGCACAAACAATAATTCCGGTTTCATCTGAATCTAAATTAGCAGATGCTGCTGGATCAACAGAAACAACAATGCGTTCTAATTGTGGCGGATTCGCCATTCTTAGACGTTCAATTATTTGCCTATTCCATAACATTCCCTCAGCATCTTCTAGCCAATGACCAAGGAATAAATGATTGTACCGGTGTAGGTTCTCTGTTCTAGTTCTTTCAGCTTGAGCGACAAAAGAAGGAGACAAGTTTTTTTCGTTGTCTAGGTATGTGGTATGAATGTAGCTTGTGTCTTCTCTTGGATGCTTTACAAATCTGTTATAAATCCAATGAGATTTGTAACTAGGATTCATTACCAAAATAACTCTGTTTGGCTTGTTTACGGCACGAATAGAAAGGTCAATTCGGTCAAATACATCCTCATCCATTAACTCCTCGGATTCATCAAGAATAAACGTTGTAACTCCAGCAATTGATTTGAGATTAGCCGTTGCGGTCCCTTGGCTAGTCTTAATACCTCGGAATAGAATCTTTGAGCCTGTCGCTTTGTTAATGATTTCCGACTGCGTTATTTCAAAGTCCTCCGCTTTATTCATCAAATCAATTTTGTCGATGAATTCAGGAATAATCGAAATAAACGCAGAGGTTAGAGTCCATCTAGTAAAAAGTATTACGTGGCCCTCTTCGTAAGTTAGGTTTAAAAGGAATAGCGAAAGGGTCCAAGACTTACCGCTTCCTCTTCCTCCAGTAATTAGGAAATACCGATTTTGTGGCTCTTCATAAAATAAAGGCTGGTATTTGTCTAATAGCTTAATTGAATCCATTATTTGCTTTTAAGCCATTCAATTGGAGGTGTTACCTTTTCTCCTTGAGTTGTAACATCAACAGTCTGCTTAGGCATACCAAAGCGGTAATTTAGCCAGCATTTGATTGCTTGAATATCTCCATCTTGACATTTGTCCCAAAGCGCTTTCCAAGCTTGTTCAGGTACGGCAATAGCATCCATCTGCTCAATGATTTTAATCTCATCTGCTTTTGGCTTTCTGCCTCCTCCTGGTCTTGCTCCTCCATGTCCGTTGTTCATCTTGCAAAAATTTGTTTATCCAAGTCAAAGTTATAAAAAAAAGCTTGAGCAAAACCCAAGCCTTTTTCGATTAACAAAAACCCAAAATAACTACATTAATAATATTGTCTGACCAGTAGGCTCTCCACTAAAATTGCAAAGCTTTCCGTTCCATTCAAATCTAACTTCTTTCTCTCTTCCTTGGTAAGATGCTGCTAGCGTTCTGATCTGTCTTTGTACTATATCCATACTTTCAAACTTTCCTTTTCCTTTATTTGACCAAGGGGACCATTGTCCGTCTCTTAATCTGTAACGAATTTCCAAAGAATAGTCAGGCTTTGAAATCGGGTAACCTTTAGCCATCTTTTCTTTTAATTACTACCTCCAAACCAATCTCGTCACAAATCTTTCGCAAGTTAAAAAGGCTTATTGATTCCAAGCCATTCTCGACGTGGTTAATTGGTGCATGACTCAATCCAATTTTCTTGCACAAATCCAGCTGGTTATAGCCAGCTTGCTTCCTTGCTTTCTTAATTAGTAACCCTTCGTAAATGCTCATTGTGTAAATCTTTACGCAAATATAAGATTGCGATTTGATTCCAAGTTAAAACCTAGATTTTTGTTTAAAAAGGTAATAGCTTGTATATGCTCATTTGTATAAACTCTTCTCCTTTTTTTACCAAGCACTTGCGAACGTTTAACTCAAAAACATTTTTGTCGTCAAAGCCGTATTTTTTCTGAGCAATATCCATCAACAACTTGACTGGGTTGTCGAGGTCACTTGCTGAGTTGCTAAAGCCAAAGAAAAACTCAACCCTAAGCATTTGGCTTGTGTCTACTTTTGATGCTGGCATACGCAAGAGCATTGCTTTCTCGTAATCTTTGTATGCTGGCGTTTTAAATCGTTTGCCTTGCCAAGCTAAATTCACGCTTAAAGGCTTTTCGTTTATTTTAAACTGAATCATTTGCAAAGCTCATAAATCCAAGACCAAGCCAATGTCCACAAAGCCAGCAGCACAATAAAAAGCAGTAGGCTAGAAATCTTTAGCAAAGCCAGTAGGGTAATACCTACTAGCGCTGCAAAGATTGCGTACAAATCGTTCTTTTTCATTTAGAATGGTAATGGGTCATTTTCAACAATTCGCTTCTCTGTCGGCTTATTTGCTACCTGTACAGGCTTCCAATCGTCTACCTCCAAGTAATGAGTTGCCTTGCCTTCAACCTTCTCTTGCTTTTCCTTCATTACTAGATTAACCCATTCGGTATCTTTGGCGTTTAGGTATGCCAATAACTTTTCAAGGTCAGTTCTGCTTTGGCTAATCTTTGTCATTTCGCCAAACTTGGTTTGAATAATCTTTGCGTTTCCGCCGTAAATCTTGCTCATAATGTTAATTGTTTGTTTAATTGATTGTATTGATCTATTGCTTTAAATATCTGATACACTACTTGTGGAACTATTGCGTTTCCTCCTGCTTTGATTGATTCGTTTCTCCATTTAGGAAAGGTAATAGAGTCCAATCTGTCGGAAATCCCATCATTTCCATCACAAATTGGGGAGACAGTTGGGAAGTTTTTCCAGTTATTTCCCTTGCTCTTTTTGTTAGTGAATCTTGAGTTTCCAATCCTGTCACTTTGTCCCCGCAATCCGAAGCCATTGGAGTCGGTAGCATTTCCATCATTATCTTGCTTGGCAAATCGTATGCCTCCCCCTTGTATGCTCTCCCCTGTGCCCCCTTCCAGTCCCTTGATTGTGGAGTTGGTAGCATCTTCATTGATTGAATTTCCTCTGTTATTTTCTTTATGGTGTCCGGTAATGTTTCCCCATACTTTTGAATCTTCCCTGTGTTGCTCATTCTTAATCCTGGTTTTGTGCAACCTTTGTGATCTCTTTGATTCGGAGTCGGTAGCATCCCCATTACCATTGCTCTCGTCAATGTCACCGAATGCATTGATCCTTCCTTCACCTGTGTTGATTTCATTGTTGCAGTTGCATTCGTTGCATCCATACAAGTTGGAGTCGGTAGCATTTTCATTGCCCATCCCGAATTGTGTTCCAAATGTCTTAGAGAAAAATTGTTCTCCTGAACTGTGCTTACATAATCCGAGGCTTGAGGAGTCGGAAGCATCGATATTTTCTTTGCATATTCCGATGGACTCATTGTCCTTCCTTTCCCAAATTCCTCTGAACGTGGTATCTCGTTTGCTCTTGGAGTTGAAAGCCACAAACCAAATTCTGTCTCTTCTGTGGGGAGCGTTGACGCCACAAGCTGGAAGTAAAAACGGTGTGACTTCGTAGCCTTGAGCTTCCAGGTCAGCCTGCACTTCGTCGAATACCAACCCTCCATTCCAATTAGTAAGGCCGCGAACGTTTTCGCCCACGACGAAGCTCGGTTGAATCTCTCGAATTGCTCTAAGCATTTCGGGCCATAAATGGCGCTCGTCTTCTTTTCCAAGTCGCTTCCCAGCGGTTGAGTATGGCTGGCATGGAAATCCGCCTGTGAGGATGTCAATTGTTCCTCTGTGAATAGTGAAATCTGTCTTGGTGATATCATTATAAGTAATTGCTTTTGGCCAGTAATATTTTAAAACCTTTTGTCCGAATTCATTCCATTCGCAATGAAAAACGTTTTCCCAACCCATCCACTCAGATGCTAAATCAAATCCTCCAATTCCGCTAAATAGTGATCCGTGTCTCATATTAGCTTGTCCAAATCCTTGTTTTCTCTAATTGCCTGTAAAATAAACAATTTCCAAATTTTGTTCTTTGTCTTGGCTCCAACGCTGGTCTCGTCTACATATCGCACAGTCAAGCGTAACTCCTTGCGCACATCGTTTTCCATCTCCTCCACGTTAAACTCCCAAGGCTTTAAAATTCCTTTCTCTTGAAACTTATTAAACCAGTTCATTCCCCATTCTGAAATGTCTAGGCAATATCCGGTCTCCTTGGCATACTGGTAATTTTTTCTAAAAATCTCTTTACCAACCTCAATCCAATACGCAATCTCTTCGTTGCTGGGTTCGCTTTCTTTGTTGTTTAAAGCTTGTACTTCTTGAACAATTTGGCTTTGGTGGTGCGCATAATATTGATTGATCCATACGCTAACTGTCTTTTCGTTTACGTGGTAAAAATCTCCATACTGCCCTCGCATACCAGCGTGCAAAATGTAGTCAACTCTTGCCTCTGTCATCCAGCCGTAGCTGCCAAATAATTTACTAAGGCATCCAAGTAACTCGCTTGCCTCTTCTTTTTTGTATTCTTTAAACTGCTTTAGTCCGCATACAAACTCCATCTTGCGGAGGTGCGTTAAAATTATCTCATTCATTGTTTAGGTGTTTTTGTTTCTGTAAATCCTCGTAAAGTTCGTCAAATACGTTGTAAGTCTTTGACTTTTCGGGTGGCTTGTAGCTGGTTTTTAAATTGTTGGCTAGGTAAAGGTTAAAACTATTTTCAGCCTTTGCAATCGTCATGCTTTCGCCTTCTTTAATTGTTGCCCATTTTTCAAATAGCTTTTCAATGGTTTGGTTATCTGTTGAATGTACGTGCGCCATCCTTTCAAAATACGGGCGCTTTAAAGGCTTTTCTTTTTTAAAATCAATAAAGACATCCTCCAAAGATAAAAGTGCGCCAGCGCTTCTTTGATTGTTTACATTACCATTTACATTTACATTATCATTTACATTAACATTACCATTTACATTAACAGCTACGTTTGCTAGAGAATTTGTAGCATTGCTAGGATTTGCTAGGTCATTTCTAGCATTGCTAGCTTTTGCTAGACCTCCCTTTTTTCCAGCTTCA